TACGGGTACCGCGACGAGGAATATTTCTTCCTCAAAATCCGCGCCGCGTTCCCCGGAATTCCTCGATGAGCCAAAAATACCCCCGAACGACGCTCGCTACCCCTGTTCGGTGCTCTAGCGTCGAGCGCTCGCAAGCTGTTCACACTCCTTTTGCGCGGCTTCGCGACGCGCATCGAGATAGTCGGCGAGGTCTTGCAGGTGTACGCCCTTGGCACACTTCTGCGACGGCTCGACACGAATCAACGGAAGTCGGATTTCGCCGAGCGACACCTTGCGAATCGTCTTGTCGGTCGACAGGTGCGGAAAGAAGTCCCGGCATACTTCGTCGATCGGGATCACCGTCCGCGCGTTGTACTGCGCCATAAGCAAAAATGCCGTGTTCAAGTTCGTTTTCTCCATCGTCTCAGGCTCAAATGTCGGTGGAGGAAGAAAAAAGCCCCACGTAGCATAGCTAGGCGGGGTTTTCTGGAACTTTGGGGGATTTCGCCGGACTACTTCGGAATCATCGGATGGTCCCCCCGACAGGGATCGGCTGTGATTCCTTCAACAGCTATCAAACTCCATCAATTTTCTACGAAGCCAATACTGACGGGGCTCGCCGGGCTGTCTCGCGGTACGGGTTCGATTCCAGAGTTCCCCAAAATCCATCAAATTTCCGCTATCCTTTACGCCAAAATTACGCCAGGGCACAGGATGGCAAGCTACAGAAAGCGGGGCGCGTCGTGGCGCGCGGAAGTTGCGAAGGCAGGTATTCGAGATTCCAGAACGTTCGATACAAAGGCAGAGGCCGTGGCTTGGGCGACCGCGCTCGAGGCGGAAATCGACGCTGGCCGTCGACGATCATATTCGAAGGTCAACAAGACGCTCGGCGATGGCTTCGATGAATACCTGGAAAAGGTTTCGCCCGCGATGGGCAAGCACGAATGGAACAAGACTCGGCTCGAGTTCTTTCGGGCGAGCATGGATTTCGTGGGTGACCTGATCCGCAACGTGAAGCCCGAGCAAATCGGGGCATGGCGCGACGCTCGACTCAAGGTGGTCAAGCCGTCAACTGTCAACCGGGATTTGAACCTGCTGTCGGCGGTATTCGAGGCTGCGCGCGCCGAATGGAAGTGGGTGCACACGAACCCGGTTCACGAGGTGAAGCGCCCCAAAAATCCACCGTCGCGCGATCGTCGCGTGTCGGACGACGAGGCGGCCGCGATGGCCGCGGCTCTCGGATTGCAGGATGGGGTTCCGCCGAAGAACGTCAAGCAGTATACGGCCCTCGCTTTCCTGCTCGCCCTCGAGACTGGCATGAGGCAGATCGAAATGGCGTCGATGACGTGGCCGAGCGTGCATCTAGACAAGCGATTTGTGCGGCTGCCGAAGACGAAGAACGGCGACGCGCGGGATGTGCCACTGTCTACGCGAGCCGTCGAATTGATCCGGCGTTTGCCGAGAATAAAGGGGGAGCCGCGATGTTTCCCCGTTGCGCAGGCCAGCATGGATGTGATGTGGCGGCGCACGCGCGGGACACTGGCGAAGAAGCGGCCCGAGATCGCGGACCTGAATTTCCACGATTCTCGGCACGAGGCGACGACGCGCCTATCGCGGAAGCTCCACGTGCTGGCGCTGGCGAAGATGATCGGGCACAGGGATATTCAATCCCTGATGATCTACTACGACGAGACGGCCGCCGAGCTGGCGGCACGCCTCGATTAATCTGCCTTTCGGCGCCGGCCAGGCCGCGGCGTCGGGAGCGTGCCGCGGTTCCGGCGCGCCCATTCGAGTACGTCGCTCGCGAACCATCGGCGCTGTGCTTGCTGACTTTCAACGGGACGCATGCCTTCGGGAAAATCCTTGCGGGTGACGACTCGCAGTTCAACGGTGGCTTTCGACAGGCCGAGCCATTTCGCAATTTGCTCCGTGCTCCACAGCGTTTCGTCGAGCTTCTTCGGCTGCTCGAGCGCCGCGACCAGCCGGCGCAGCTCGGGCAGCAGCTGCTGCAATTCGCTCATGTCCATTATTGGGGCTCCCGTGCGCGGTCAATCTGTTCGATCGAGGCGAGGATCAGTGCGCCGGCCTTCACGAGATTTTGACGATGCGTCGTCGGCTTCCACCAATCGGCGGCCCAGGGCCACGCCGGAGGCGGATCGCCAGCGGGGTACGCCAGCGTGCACATCGCATAGCAGCCTGCGGCGCAGGACATTTCGTGATCGCCGTATTGATCGTCGTGTGCTGGCGTCCAGCCTTCCTGGTCGACCTGCCGGCGGCGTTCGGCGAGCACGTCGTGCGCCGCTTTCGTCATCTCGGCGCGCGGTTGCGGTTGGCGTAGGGCGAGCGCCGCGGCAATTGCCAACGGTGCGTTTCCATGATCGGGCCACGTTGCGGGGTCGGCGCCAATGACCTCGGCGACAGCCTTCCGCGTCTCATTCAGCGCTTCCCATCCGTTGCGATGGGGGCCGAGCCATTCCTTCCGCTCGTCCGCCGGCGTGGGCACGGCTTCGGCTGGGATTGCGGTCGATCCGTCGACAAAGATCGCGCCTTCCTCGGGGTATTCGGTGACCCAGCAATACATGCCGTTGCCGGCGTGACCTTCGCCTTGCTGGAACGTGAGTTCGCTTTCAAGCTGGTCGCGATCGCGATCCGGCGCAATGAAGTCGAGTGCTTCGAGCAGCTGCGCGCCGGTAAGGGTGAGCGACTGGCAGCTGAAGTTGATCAGGTGCTCGCTCGGGTCGATTGCGCCCTCGACAGGGGCTGCTTCTTGCTGCACGTTTGTCACAGTGGGTTCGAGCTCTGCGGATGTCGCAGCGCTCCACTTCGGGAGTTCCTGCCAGCCGAGTACCTCGTCATCCGGACCCAGAGTCGGCGTGAACAAGGTATTGAATTCCCCGCTTGGGTCTTCGCCGATGTCGTACCAGCCGTCCGCGATGAATTCTTTGCCGTCTTGGTCGTGCAGGTCATCGGCATAGTTGATCGCGTGGCTGGCAGCGAACACGAATACACGCCGTTTGTCATGTGCGCGGCGCACTGCCACGATGTATTCGTGGTGTTCGCCATCCTTGGTCGGCGGCGTCCCGGTTTTCCAGTGCGCCCGGGCGTCGGCCGGCGCTGCTGCGTGTCGCTCGGCGGGGTATCCACCGAATGCATGCGCGATGAACTCGGTCAGGATGAAACGATCATCGGCGTTCGGTTCGCGCGAATCGTTGTTTTCGCCGACGATTTCGAACGTCTCGATTGCTGCGAGGGCGTCTTTTGCCGTCAGGGCATCAGCGTGGCCCTGGTGGGTGCTAAAGTTCTCTGCTTCGGTGTCGATAACTCGGGAAGGTGTCCCGGTGGGCGCACCTGTCTCTCTTGCAGCACAACGTTGCCCGCTTGCGTTCCGCGTGAGCGGGCTTTTTTCGTTACGGATAGCCATAAATTCCTCTATACGGATACCGGCCGCACTTGGCCTGTTTTCAGATTGATGAATGCGCCGCACCACGTTAGGCGTGCGTGCCGGAAAAATTCCCAAAGGATCGCGAGCCCCTGCGTCACGATGGCCTGGTTGATGAACAGCTCTTGTCGCTCAAGCGCTTCGGCGAGGCTGCAACTCGGTGTGTCGTCCTCGGGGATCGTCGTATCGATCAGTTCGGGCAGGACGTCGTACGGCCAGCGCAGCGGTATGCTGTCGACCTGATCGCCTGTCCGGTTGCCAAGCGCTTGTTCGCCCGCACCGAGAATTACTTGACCGTCGCTCGCACGATTACCGAGATCCATCACGTAACTGCCGGCCTTTTTCAGGAAGGGCGTCAGCTTTGCCCGTGCCGCGGCACTGTCGACGCACATCACGACGAGATCGAGCGTGCCGCGTACGATTGCGTCCGGGCCGGCGTGTACCGGCCGACCGCACCAGTCGAGCCCGAAGAACGCATTGAGCCGGTGCACGAGCACGACGCTCTTGCGTTGTCCGACGTCGGCCGGGCTGAACATTTGCCGGCCGACGTTCGCGGCGCTGACGGTGTCCGCGTCGAATGCGGTCACGTGCAGGCCCGGATGGCCGAGTTCGACGAGCGCATGGTTCAGGCGCGCGAGGCCGGTCAGCATCTGCGAACCGGTGCCGCCGCATCCGATCAGTGCGATCTTGACGCGTTGATCGCCGATGAAATGCGCCGGCGTCCGGTGTTGCTTCGTTGCCGACTGGCTCACGCTGACGCCTCCGCTGCGGCGAAGAACGCGGTTACGGGCACCTTCAGTTGAATGGTCTTGCCGAGTGCGCAAAGGCGGAACGCAATGGTGGGCGTCGCGCCGGCCGCGAGCGTGCCGACGACGGCCGAGAGCTTGACCTCGCCTGCGTCGTCACGATCATCGACCTCACTGAAAAATGCGCTGGTCGTGCCGTGGCTGTGCAGGTCGACGACGAGGCTTTCGTGTTCGGTGAGAGCGGGGCGCTTGAATGTGATGCTGCCCGGCGTAGCGTGGTCAATCTCGAGGTCGCGATAGGCGAGTTCGCGTTTCTCGTTGTCCCACACGATCCACGCCGCGTGTTCGTTCGGGGCTGCGGCGCGCGCGTCCTCGCCGAACCGGCGGAAATGCTGCTCGGCGGCGCCGAGACGGCCGAACGCGAATTCGATTTTCGGTGCGAGCGAGCCGTACGGCGGACGCGGGCCGGCGCTTTCGATCGATGCGATCGGCTGAATCAGGTGCAGCCAGGGGCGACGGATCTCGACAAACAGGCCTTCTGCTGCGAGCAGGAATCGGTGGCCGACGTCGAGCAGCGGCGCAAATTCTGCGTGGCGCGGGACCGCGGCGACGGGGGCGCTGTCGAACAGTGCTTCGTCGAGGCCGATATTTGCGGCGTCGGCGTTCGCGGCGATCGGGCGCGACTGGCCGGCCTTCACTTCGTCGGCGACTGCCTCGCTGAATATCTTGAGCGCGTCGCCCAGCGCGCGCAGCGTGTCGGTCGTAGCCGATTCGAAGGTTGCCTTGATGGCTTCGATCTTGCTGGACATGTCGTTATCTCCGTTGCGTGAGACGTTGAATTGCGGATTCGACGGTCAGGTCAAGCGCGACCAGCCTGTCGGTGGGAAATTCGGCGCCGTCGAGCAGCTGGCGCCAGAGCGTGGAAACGCTTCCGCCCTGAATCAGCTTTGGGGCGTTCGGATGCGTGAACCGACTCCGAAAGAATTCATCCTCGTATTGCTCGACGTCGGCCGCGTTCGGTTGCTTCGCGATCTCGACGTTGCCGGTACATACTGAACCGGAGGAATAGACGTTGTAGTACGGCGCCTGGAACAGGTTTGTATTGCGCTGCGGTCGCGCGTTCTCGGCGAGCGCGAAAACGTGCCGGCTGTCGCCTTGCGCGATGAACAGCAGGGCGGGTTGATGTGCGGGGCCCGCGCGCGTGCCGAGCGGCTTTTCCGATTTGAACCAGACATGACGCACGCCTGCCGGCATCCACCACGCGACAACGCCCGAGCCGGCGAAGATCACTCGCTCGTGCACGAAGCCCTGTTGCGCGGCGCGTTTCGATGCTGCGGCAGCGAATGCCGCAAGTTGGCGCTCCGTGACCGGCTCACCCGCGAGCAGCGTCGGCACGCCGTCGACGACGCGCGCGGCATGGCGCGTCACGTATACCTGCGTTTCGGCACTGTTCCGATACAGCAGCAGCGCAGAATCGAGTTCGAGGTGCGATTCGGTGTCGCAATGGATGTCGACGTCTTTCATACGCGCACCTGTATGCGTTGTGCCTCGGCCGGGCTGTCCGGCGATCGGAGCGCGATCACGTCGAGCAACGCTTCGACGGCGAGCGCCAGGCGCGCGGTATTGCGCATCCGCGCAAACCAGTTGCCGACGGCCTTGCCTGCGAGCGGCAGGCTGATCGCACACGCGGCTTCGAGCGCATCGCCCTGCATTTCGTGTTCGAGAAAGTCATCGAGTACGCGGCCGGTGCCGTCGTCGTGGTCCCAAAGCAGGAACAGGGAAAAATCGATGCCCGGCCCGATGCTGGAATCGCGGCAGTCGACGCGGGAAAACGGACCTTCGTGGGAAATCAGTCGATGAATCTCGTCGCACGCGCTAACGGCAAGTGCCGCAACAGCATCCTGCTCAGCCGCGCGGTGTACGTCGAACGTGTTCAATACCTGACGCGGCTTGATGAGCCATTCCGGCGCGTCGTGGAAGAATTCGGCGCGACGAGGGACGGAGCACGCCTCAAAGAATTCTTCGGGAGTTGTGGATTCATCGTCGTCGTAGCTCATGCGCAGCTCGGGTAGCGCGTCGATTTCGTTCGCATGCCCTTGCCAATACATGTACCCGGCAATGGAGATCGTCTCACTCGGCGTCAGGACGGACGGCAGGTAGTGCGTGCACGCTTCATAAAGCACGGCGAGTACTGTCTGACCGAGGCCGGGCATCACGCTTTCGAGATGGGTAACGCTGCCACGCAAGAATCGAACCGGCGCGGAGCCGGCGCCTTCTTCGGTGTGAATCGACAGCCACACGTTGTTGTCGTCGTTGGTACGGTAATACGATGGCCCGCACGAATCGGCGCTTACACGCAAAGACCATTCGAAAATCGAATGTGCGTCCGTGATTTCTCGCCATGCCCGCGTGAGAGCGATTCGAGCGAGTTCGCGTTCATTGCGGTGATCATTGGCCAGTTGCGCATCTTCGATGGTCAACATGTTCCCGCGCATCAGTGAAAGCGCGAGGTTGTGCGCGAACTGGCCGCTTTCGCCAGCGACGTACCGGGTCGGCACGTCGCTGGCGATACGTGGCAGGGTGAGGGCGTTCGAGATCATGGCAAAACCGGCATGTCGGACGACGGGAGACGCAAGCGCGGCGCCGAGCTATCGCCAGCAGCTACTGCGCGCCAAATGTGTAGCGCGAGCGAGCTGTTGACGTGCTTCTTCGGAGCGGCGAGCGCGCGGCTGTCGACGAACGTGTTTTCGCGCAGGTGCTTACGAAGTTCGCGAAGAGTCATGCCGCGCTCCCGTAATGCGCGAACAGCGCGCCGATAAACGCGATTTCCGCGTCGAGTAGCGGGCAGACATGGGCGGCGCTGAATCGGTCGACTTCGAGCAGGTAGGACCGAATCTGCATCGGTACGGCGCGGCCGTGGGCGAGGATCGCATCGATTTGTGTGCGGACATCGACGAACGGATCGCCGCCCTTCGTGCCGACGGCCCGGCGGAACGTGTAGACGTTGCGATTGCCCTTCACGACCGGCCCCTCGATCTCGGCGTTCGTCAGCTCGGGGTAGGTCTGCGAATAGAAATCGCGGACCTGCTGCAGCGTGAACGTCGGCGCCGGATCGGCGAGCTTCGCGCCGTTGTAGGAAAACTCGCGTTGGAGATTTTCGATTTGCATGTCTAGCTCCCCAATCAGTACATGTCGACGGCGTCGCCGTCCGTTGCCGGCTGCGTCGTGTTCGTGGGCTCTGCGGCTGCCGGTGTTTCTGCGGGCGGCGATGCTTCGGCGGCGGCTTGTCCTGCACCGTCATCGATGCGCATCTGGCGCGGATCGGCTGCATTTGGGTTAGCGTCTGCATCGTTGTTTGCCGAAGGGGTATTTGCGTCGCCGGCCTTCTCTGCCTTCGGCGGTCGACCGCGCCCACGTTTCGCCGGGGCGCTGGACGACGGTCCCGCGCTCGGCGCGGGAAGCGCGGGCGCTGAACCAGATGTGTTCGCGGCGGCGCACGCGCGCGCCTGGTCGAGCAGCGACAGCGCGCCGGGTTCGTATGCTTCGACCGCGGTTGCGAATTCGGCGTCGAGTTCTTCGGGCGTCGCGACGAGCGACAGCGGCCAGAGCTTTTTCTCACCCTTGCCGTTCTGCAGCGGCGTGACATTGACGCGCAGATTTTCATCGCCCTCGGCGGTGATCAGGATGTTGATGCTTGCTGCCTGCGCGAGCGCGTGCAGTGACGTGAACAGAGACATGCGATTACCTCTCAAGTGAAGTCAGGCCGCGAGGCCGTCGAAATTGCGATCGGCGAAATCGGCGTCGCCGGGGTAGCGGTTCGAGCCGTCGGCTCGGTGCCAGCAGAAAAGGGAGCCGCGCCGGTGCGGGAACCAGTAACCGGCGCAGTCGCACCGCATGCGTGTCGTGTTCCGGCGATTCATCCAGCGGTCGACGCGGTATCGGCGCCGGCCGCACACACGGCAAGCCGGCAAGCGTTCGTAACGGTCGGGGTGTCGGCGTAAGCACCGCCGAGTCGCGCAGTGTGTGCAGCGAACGTGACAGCGGGGCATCGATCAGTCCTCCGCGTCGCCGGCTTGCAGGCGCTTAATGTCCGCGCTCGCAGCTGCACGGCGTTGCTCGCGCGACTCGCGTGCACGCGCTGACGATTCCAGCATCTTGCGAACGCTGTCGCGCTGGATCGCGATGTCGAAATCGCCCCGCATGTGCAGCAATTGCCATTCGACACGGAGCAGGTGTGCAGGCAGGTGAGCTTTCTGCATGGCCAGCTCACGCGCTGTAGGTCGTCGCGCTCGATGCATCCGCCGCTTCGCCGGCGTACGTCCACGCGACGCAACCGATACCAACGGCCAGCCAGAGCAGCACGATTTTCCAGAGGGGCAGGGGCTTGTTCATGCTTTCTCCGCCGGGTACAGGTGTTCCATGCCGGCGCCGGCCGCGAATGCCTTGGCGAGTTCGAGATATCCGTGTCCCTCGAGCGCACCGCAAAGGCTGGCGACGAAATCACTGGTGCGCCGATCACGGTTGGAAATGTCGGGGTTGTATTTCTTGGCGTATTCCGCCGAGCGTTTGATGCAACCGAGAATTACCGTTTCGAGCTGACGTGCGGAGCGCGGTTTGTTGTTCATCGCGCACCTCAAACGCCGAGTTCGGGGGCGATCGCGCAGGCAATCAGGTAAAGCACGACGAGCGCGACGAGCGGGTGCCAGTCGCGAACCCGCAACGAACGCGATTTAAGCCCCATGAATTCACGACGCTGGAACAGGGTGGTAAGCATTGGTGCCTCGCCTAGTGCATGTGCAGCGGCAGTGCTGCGACGAGTCGGACTTTAGCGAAACGCGAAACGCTTGTCTATAGCGAAACGCGAAAACATACGCTAAATTTGTAACGCCGAACTAGGACGCGTGACGCCAGGTTGTGTCGTCGGGCGCAAAAAAACCGCATGTTGCGGGCATCCTGACAAAACTGACAGTTGTTGGAAGGGATCTGTCTTTTTGATTACACTACTGTACATGCATACAGTATTTCGGCGCTAATGAAGGCGGGGCTGTTGATGAAAGAAGAACCGATTAAATGCCTGCGATGCAGGCCGGGGGATGTCGCGAGGGTTGTGCGGTCGCCCAACGAGGCCCTTGTTGGGCGCTTCGTTGAGGTGGTACAGATACATTTCGACGGAAGGTGGGAGTGCGAGCTTGCGGGGCCGTCCGTAATGGGTTTGGCAGACGACGGCGGCGGCCTGATTTTGACCCGCGATTGGTTGTTTCCGGACTGTTGCCTTGAGCCAAGGCCCGGGTATAAGCCGGCAGCGTCACCCGCCCTTGCCGAATCGCTTACTTCCTGACGGCGTAGTGTTCGGTTGAGTCGCCGATTGCGTTAAGAGCCATCCAATAAACGATTCAACCTGAGCGCGTTGGCCGGGGTTAAGTTGGCTCCAGCCAGCCGGCGGATCGGCTGGAGAATTCGCAGCCGCTGCGGCGGAGTGGTCGGTATCCATCCAGCCGACTGGTTTGCCAATGTTCTGTTCAATTTTGCGCGCCGTCATTGCGCGCATGCCGCGAGCCCTGCCCGTCTTCGAGTCCTTTGCTCCGTCTCGCAGATTGGTGAATTGCGAGTGAGACATGCCGATGGCAGCGGCTGCAGCTGCCGGCCCCCCATGCTCGGATTCGATGATCTTGAGGTTGTCGCGACGGATTTGGTCGATGTCCTTCATGTCTGCAATTCAATAGCAAAACGCTAAAGCCGTATATGCGCGAAACGCTATAGACAAAGCTTTTGCGTTTCGCTAAAGTTGCGGTATGGACCTCAGAACCTATCTCGATGCCGAACGCGGCCGACTCGTCAAATTGGCCGCCGCCATCGGCGCTCATGCGTCGGACCTGAGCGCATGGGCAAACAAGAAGAGACCCGTGCCGATCCCGTTCGGCTGGTCAATTGAGCGGGAGACCGCCGGGCTCGTCCGGAGGGTTGATTTGTTCTCCGCCGACGTGATCCCGGACATCTGGCCGGAGCTCGCTCAAAAACAGGAGATCGCATGAAGCGTCGATCCCCTCACTGGTCGGCTCTCCGATATTTGCTGATGCACCATCGCAGCCCATTCTCGCGGCTTGCATATCGGCATCGCGTCCGGTGGGTCGACTGGCTCCAAGAGGTGTACATGCGCCGACTGATCCGCACTGGCCGCGAACCTGACTGGGTGGTTGGACCAGGTGGGCGCGTCACTCCCCGTCATCGATCGGTATCAATCCCGCCTTCTTTGCTTGCTTTTCGACATCGTCGAAATCGAGTTCCATCGTCCGACGACATTCCGGACACCAGGCCGGGGGATCTAATTGGCCGTTGAGCGCTCGCTCGATGGTCTCCTTTCGAACGAATCCGCAGAAATTACAGCGGAAATCGTAGGGGTGGTTTGCTTCCATAAATTCCGGCTCCGTTGATCGAGTGATTGAATGGTATTCGATCCGACGCGAGGTTAACAGCATGAAAAACGGTGAAATTCAAGGGTAAAAATGGCTCACCAATACAGTCAAACCGCGTGGATCGATGTCCTTTACACGTCGGTCCTGAACACGCCGGGCAAGGTCGAGGATGCAGCTCGATATTTAACGGAGCGACGTGGCGCTCGGATCACCGGGGAGGCGTTGCGCCTGAAATTGCGCGAAGTCGACGGCGCGCGTCTGTCCGGCGAAATGTTCGAGTTGCTCGTCGAGTGGATGCTTGAGAAGAACCAGCCGCACGCGATGGATGCTGTTCACGCTTTCAATGGGCGGTTCGGGCTTGTCGCTGTGAGCGCTGAGCATGACGAGGCGCCGGGCTGCATCAATGCTTTGGTCGAATCGGTGCTCTCTGTAAACACCAAGGCGGGTGGGCTGGCCGATGAGGTTCGTCGCGCAGTGAGCGACGGTGTGATTGAGCGCCGGGAGGCCGAGTCGATCGAGAAGATCGGTCGCGCAGCGCAGCGTCGAATCGAGGAAACGATCCAGATCGCGCGGCGAGCGGGGCGGTCGCGTGCTCGGCCATCCTCTGCCACGGGATCGGGGTGGAAACGTGACTAACCGTCGCGTCGTAAATTCTCAAGCACGCGGTCCGCCGAATTACCGGGGCGTGTCGCGATCCTTTTGCGCTAGAGCTCGATATGCGTCAAGCGCTTGAGCAAGCTGTCGCGCTTGTTCCTCGTTTTCGAATGCACCAATGATTTGGCCGTTGCCGAAGAGTCGGTTGTTCGCGAATGCGGACTGCGTGTACGCGATCGTGCGCGCAAGCTGGTCAACGGAGATCGTGAAATCGGCTTGAGATGTGAAGTTGTCAACAGCGACAACCCATATGCCGCGTAGTTTCTCCGGAACGTCATCGCTTTCCTCGAAATCTTCAGAGGGTAAAACATCGCTGCCATCGAAATCGATGCCGGCGAGGGGCTCGCTTTTTCTCAAGGATTCAGACATGGGAATTCAAACTCCTTCCGAAAATTCCGCCTCAATCAGCTCGATCGAAGCTGAACAATCCGTGCTCGGTGCAATTCTGCTGGATAGCGAGGCCTATGATGTTGCGGCGTCGATTATATCGCCGGACGATTTTACGACGCGCGACAATCGCCTTATTTTCGAGGCGTTCGGCGCAATGCTCGCTGCCGGTGTTGCGGTCGATGTCGTTACGGTATTCGATCACCTGCAGACCGCCGGTGCGAAGATCAAAGAACCGCTTCGATACTTGAACGAGTTGGCGCAGTCGACGCCGGGTGCATCGAACGTGGCCCGGTACGCAGAGATCGTGCGTGGTCGATCTATTCGACGCGCATTGTCGAGGGTCGGCGCCAAGCTGATCGATCTCGCGCACAACACTGGCGGTCGTGACATTGCGGGGCTTATTGATGAGGCGCAGCAGTCGGTGCTCGCGTTGTCGGATAGCACACGGCGAAACGAAACCGGGTTTGTTTCACTGAATTCCGTGCTCTTTCGTGTCATGGAGCGTGTCGACGAGTTGAGTCAGCGTGACGATAGTTCCGAAGTCACCGGAATTCCGACTGGGTTCGCGGATCTCGATGCACGCACAACGGGAATGCAGCCAGGCGAATTGTGGATTATCGGCGGACGCCCGTCGATGGGAAAAACGTCGCTGGCAATGAATATTGCGGAGAACGCAGCAAGACTGTCCGAAAAACCCGCGATGGTTGTGTCTCTGGAAATGCCAAACGAGCAGCTCGGTGTTCGATTGGTGGCATCGGCCGGCCGGTTGAATCAACATCGCTTCCGCGTAGGCAAGATCGCAGACGACGAGTGGCCGCGTGTTACGCATGCTGTTACGCAGTTGTCGAGCACGCCGATTTATCTGCTCGAGGAATCGACGCTGACGCCGAGCGCGTTGCGAACGCATCTCCGACGAGCACAACGCGAGGTTGGCGGGGAATTCGGGGTGATCGTCGTCGACTATCTGCAACTGATGTATTCCGATCGGGCCGGCAACGAAGTGCGGGCCGTCGAGGTCGCTGAAATATCCCGGGCATTGAAAAATATCGCGAAGGATTTCAAGGTGCCCGTCATCGCGCTTTCGCAGCTAAATCGCGGCCTAGAAAATCGTCCGAATAAGCGTCCCATCATGGCCGATCTGCGTGAATCCGGCTCGATCGAGCAGGACGCGGACGTGATCATGTTTATCTACCGGGATGAAGTCTACAACCCCGACACCGCGGACCGCGGTACGGCCGAGGCCATTATCGCAAAACAGCGAAATGGCCCGCTCGGCGCGATCCGACTGACGTTCAATGCGAGTGCAACTCGCTTCGAAAATTTCATTGCAGAACATTAATCATGTCGACCGCAGTCACCATGTTCCAGTGGCGTCGCGCCATGGAAAAAAGCGAATTACCGAGCGTGACGAAGCTTGTGCTTCATACGCTGGCGGGATTCACGAACGAATTTGGTCAAACGTGTTGGCCGGCGCTGGAAACGCTCGCTGAGCGGGCAGGCATCGCCGTACGCACGGCGAGTAAGCATCTCCGGATCGCGCGCGACAAGGGATGGGTGGACAACTGGAAATCTCGCCAACCGGGCCGGCAATGGGCTCATAGCCACTATCGACTGTGTGCTCCGGATGGGTGTTTGACGGAAGAGCCGGCCGACGGCAAAGCGCCGGAAGATAGCGGGGCCGACAAGTTGGCGGAACGTCGTGCCGGCGGTGTTGTTGCAAGCGTGTCTGACGATGCGCCGGCCGCACATGATGCGACCAGTGGCACGGCGGGGACGGCGACGATGCAGGAAAGTTACTGGCACGAGGTGCCAACTAATAACCCAAAGAATAGAAAGATGGAAAAAAACTCTCTCTCTCATACCTCGGAGGTATACCCGGGAGCGGTGAGCGAGAGAGGTGGGGATTTGCAGGAGAGCGATGCAGCAGAGCTGGCGACTTGGATGCGGGATCGGGTGAAGGCGATCGATCCGGAGTGCGACGAGCCGAACCTGCGCAGTTGGGCGTTCGAGATCAAGCGCATGCAGGCGGACGACGGTCGCGACGAGCGCGCGATGGTTCGCCTGTTCGCGTGGGCGCTTCGGGACAAGTTCTGGAAGCGGATCATCACGTCGCCGCATCGGCTGCGGAAGCATTGGGCCGAGGTGCGCCGCCGGCGCAACGCGGCGCTCGAGCAGCCCGCGTCGCCGTCCGGCGTTAGCGCTGCGGCACCTGCCGTTGATGATCGGCTCTGCGCACACGTCGACGCGAACGGCGTGCGCTGCACGCATGTTGCGACGATTCTCGGTATCGGCGCGGCACGCCGAGGATATTGCCGGCATCACGTCGGCTACTACGAAGATTGAGGCGAGGGAACTATGACGATCGAAAAGCGATTGGAGAATTGGGCGCGCGCGCAGCGCAATGGCAGCGGTGATGGCGGTGGCGATTCGCTCGTTGCCAGCATCTATTTTCCGACGGTCGGTGGTCGCGCGGTGGACTCGACGCTCGATCTTGCGGACGCGAATAAGGTCGAGCGCGCAGTACGAAAGGTCATGCCGTTCGATCGCAAACTGCTCCAGCAGCACTACGTCTGGAGCAAGCCGCCGTTTGTGATTTGCCGTCGCCTTGGCATCAAGGCACGACCGCATTCGATCTTCGATTTAGCCCTTGCACACGCAAAGCGGGCCGTCGAAGAGAAGCTCGTCGAGCCGCCGCCGACGTACGTATCGATGCAGTCGATCATCGATCAGATAGCCGAGGGGGTGTCGCGGACAAATAGAAATGTCCGGTTTTGTAGCAAATGAAATGTCCGCATGTTGGCGGGGGCGGCAAGCCGGCGT